TGGATGATGGAAAAGCTGGTGGAGCGGCTTGGGATGCTGATGCAAGAACTCCGTATCTTTGTGCTGGAGTTTCTAACGGTGTATTTTACATCGATGGAACTAGCAAAAAGCCTACGTGGGCTAATTCAGTAGCTGCAAGTCAAACATTCGCAACTAATCCAAATACAGGTAACAGCGATGGAGTCGTATTCGTTAATGATTATCCGTTTCAAGAGTATATGGTAAGATCGGATGCAACGTTCACAAACGTTGCTACTTTCGTATCTGACTGTTACGTAGTAAGAACGAACATAAATAATGGTTCTTCTGGCTACGAAGGTCAGTCCCAATCTACTCTAAATTACACAGGAACAACAGATAATGGCTATCTGTGGACTATTGTCCGTTCTGGAGAAGTTCCAGATCAGGAAGATGTAGCTGCAGCTGGTTGTGATGTTGTTGTGGTAATGAGTCAACGGGCTAATCAATTTGTCTCAACAGGCATATAAGGAGAATAAAACATGGCAATATCACGAGCGCAGTTAGTTAAAGAGCTTGAACCAGGTTTGAATGCCTTATTCGGACTGGAGTACAAGCGATACGAAAACCAACACGCTGAAATCTACAACGTAGAATCTTCTGACAGAGCTTTCGAAGAGGAAGTTATGTTATCAGGATTCGGAAACGCACAAGTAAAAGGCGAAGGTCAAGGCATCGCATTTGATGATGCACAAGAAACCTTCACAGCTCGTTACACTCATGAGACAGTAGCTCTAGCATTTGCTATCACTGAAGAAGCTATCGAAGATAACCTCTACGACAGACTTGCTTCTAGATACACAAAAGCTTTGGCGAGATCCATGGCGAACGCTAAACAAGTTAAAGCAGCTTCCCCGTTAATCAACGGTCTTCCTTCAACGGATACTTTTGATTCTGGTGATGGTGTTTCTTTGTTTAACACGTCGCACACTACATTAAGTGGCTCATTTGCGAACACATTATCAACGCAAGCTGACTTAAATGAAACTTCATTAGAACAATCTCTAATTGATATTGGAGAAATGACTGATGAACGTGGACTTTTAATTGCAGCTAAAGGCGTTAAAATGATTGTTCCACCTGAAAACCAATTTAATGCAGAGAGATTGATGAAATCTCAAGGTAGAACTGGAACAGCTGACAATGATATCAATGCAGTAAACAGCATGGGAATGATTCCTCAAGGATACAGAGTGAATAATTACCTAACTGATGCTGATTCTTGGTACATTATTACTGACGTTCCTAACGGCATGAAAATGTTCGTTAGAACTCCATTGAATACAGCAATGGAAGGCGATTTCGATACTGGAAACGTTAGATACAAAGCTAGAGAAAGATACTCATTTGGAGTATCTGACCCTAGAGGTATCTTTGGCGTTGAAGGTGCGTAATTAAGTAATTAAGATTTGAGGCCGCCTTAAAACGGCCTCATTTCGACTATAAAGTAAGAAATTAGACTCATGAAAAACTTCAGGATTCAAATTAGATATTGTGGCTACTACGCTGACTTTAATATCAGTTGTAAGGATACAGCTATAGATATAGAAAATTCTATCCTTGACAAATTGGGAAAAAATGAGGTAATGTTTGAATCTGATGGATTTACTAGTAAAACTGGTAAATGGATAACCTATGAGGAGGTTAATCATGATCGAGGACCTGTACAAACAAAAGAAGTCCTTGGAGTTAAGTTGGGAGCAAGAGTATAACGAATCAGGAAAATATACTCTTAATATGGTCGAAATTGATGAGAAGGTAAAAAGTATCATCACTCAGATCAAATTAGAAGAAGCTCGATTAGACGATCTTAAAATTAAGATTGCTAATTCAAGGCCTGAAGTGTCCGTAGCCACTTAGATAAAAACTACATATTCGAAATTTATTTCCGACTACAGTATCGCTTGCGCTCTATTCAAAAGTGCGTTATATCTAAAATACTATACAATTATTAATTTGGTGTAGACGAGTATAGTCGACGGCCTAAAGACTACATCATATAAATTAGGAGGATTATAATCATGGCAAACACTACGTTTAATGGTCCAGTACGATCGGAAAAAGGATTTGTACAGGTCAATAAAAACACTTCGACAGGAGCATACACTTCAAGAGTTTTGGGATTAAAACCAGATCTTACAAGTTTAACTGCTTCTGCGGTATCGACATCATCTACATTAACATATGCAGCTGATACGATTACTATTAACAACTACACAGGAGCTGCTACTCAAGCGGTAACATTACCAGCGGCAACAGTAGGAACTGTAGTAGTTCATCTTCAATCAGACGACACAGCAGGTGGAACAGCTGTTCTTACCTTTACATGTGCGGGCAGTGATGTTTACAGAACTGGTTCAAAAATTGAAACTACTTCTGGGGATATCATAGGGATGGATACATCTGCAGCAAGTGAAACGATATTAACGTTTACACCAGAAAATGCAGCAACAAACAGATTAACATTTGGTTGTTCCTTGTATTTCACATGCTATACAAAAGGTATTTGGGACTTTGCTTATAACCTAAGTACTGATGTAGCAGCGAATTCTGGTACATTTGTTTGGAGTTAATAGGTAAATAATATTTGTGAGCTCCTTCGGGGGCTCACAGAATAAGGAAAAAATATGGCAATAGGAAATGTAAGACAAACTATAGCGCTCACAGCAGATGGCCAAATGCAAAAATATGCAAGTGGTTCAGCAGTTAATATTACAAAAGCTAGAATCATGGCAGTACAGGCTCAAGCAACTGCAGCAGGAGGAAGTGTCAAAATTTATAATGAAGCTTCCAGTGACAAAACTGCTTCTGCATTAGTATTTGAAGCTCAATGGGGAACTGCAGATAATTCTGATTTTTCTGTGAAAATTCCAGGAGATGGTATTTATTGTGATGCTGGAATGTATGCTGATCTAACTAACTGTGATTTTTTAGTAGTTACTGGCGCATTTACGTAAGAGGTAGCTAATGGCGAATACTACTTCAGGTACGACTACTTTTGATAAGACGTACGCGATCGATGATATTATCGTGGATGCCTATGAACGAATTGGTTTAATAGGTAGTTCTGGTAATCAGATTCGTTCGGCTCGTAGATCATTAAATATTTTATTTCAAGAATGGGGCAATAGAGGACTCCACTACTGGGAAGTGGGTTCAACTAATGTGACGTTAACTGAAGGTGCCTCTACATATACTTTTTATCGTTCTACAGGAGATGGCACAAGTTCTGCTTGTGTTACTGATGCTAATGTAGCAGATACATCAATTTATGGATTTGCTGATATTGAGCAATGCTCTTTTCGTCAATACAATAATAGTAGTGGTGGAACTCAGGCTGATACTACGATGACTAAAATTGATAGATCAACGTATGCTGGCTATGGGGACAAAAAAACAAAAAGCACCCCTTCTAATTTTTGGGTTCAAAGATTCATTGATAAAGTTACATTAACTATTTACCCAACTGCAAACGCATCAGCAGCGGGCTCAACTAACAAATTAAAAATTTTTTATACTAAACGAATTGAAGATGCAGGCGTCTTTACGAATGCAACTAATATACCTTATCGTTTTGTTCCTTGTATGACAGCAGGGTTAGCTTTTTACTTAAGTCAAAAGTTTGCTCCACAACGTTCACAAGAAATGAAACTCTTTTACGAAGATGAATTAGCACGAGCTTTAGCGGAGGATGGATCACCGTCTAGTACTTACATAACACCTAAGACGTATTATCCAGCAATGACATAATGGCTAGTATATTTGGAATAGCAAAAAAAGGATTAGGACTACTTGGTAAGCGTGGAAGAAATACTTCGCCAGCCAGACAAGAAAAAATTAATAAGACACGTGCAAAAGCAATTGGTGTTGGTGTAGCAGGAGCTGGAATTGTAGGAGCAGGTGTTAAAAAAGTTAAAAATATAATAGAAAAAGATTACGGTAAAAAATAATGGCAAATTATTCACAAGGTAAATATGCAAAAATGATTTCAGACCGATCTGGTCTTGCATTTCCTTATAGAGAAATGGTTCAAGAATGGACTGGCATGTGGGTACATAATTCAGAATTCGAACCGAAACAACCACAACTAATGCCACGACCCGTGGTCGGTGATCCACAAGGATTGGCTCATGCAAAACCTTCTCGTAAAGCTTTTGCTACAGCGGTTGCTTTAGATAATAATCCTTTTACTACAACTGGAAGTGGTACTTCAGTTACAGTAAAATGTAAAAATCAACCTTTCTCTAGTGATGATTATATTCGTTTTACGAATGTAGCTAATGCTGTTGGAGGAGTAGCTAAAGC